CTACGAGAGCCGTGAATCGTTTTACCCTCAAGACGAATTCCAAGACGATGAACCGAGCTAATGAGCTCGCGGCCTCAAACCACACTTGAGGCGATAGATGAGGCAATCGAGGCAACGCAAAGCAGCGCACCAGGCCGCGCCCACTACGGGGCGTCCAGTGCTGCCGACCCTTGCCACGATAAACTCTGGTATCAGTTTCGGTGGGTTAAAATTATTCGCCACTCCGCGCGTTTGTTGCGGTTATTCAACCGAGGGCAGCGTGAAGAGAACGAGCTTAACGCCTGGCTACGCATGGCTGGGCTTGAGGTGTGGGCAGAAGATCCCGACACAAACGAGCAATGGCGAATCGATGACGTGGCCGGCCACTTCGGTGGATCGCTCGATGGCGTTGTTATGGGATTGCCAGAAGCGCCACGAGAGCCACATGTCTCAGAGCAGAAGACGCATAACAAAAAAAGCTATGAGGATTTGCTCAAGAAAGGCGTTCAGAACAGCAAGCCGGTTCACTACGGCCAAATGCAAATCTATATGTACAAGATGGGTATTCAGTGGGCGTTGTATCAGGCCATTTGCAAAGACGATGATCGGCTTTACCTGGAGCGCGTACCGCTCGATGAGCAATACGCAAAAAACCTGGTGGAGCGTTCTGCGCGGATTATTGCTAGCGACCGACAACCCAGAAAGCTCAGTGAAGACCCAACTTGGTATCAGTGCCGTTTCTGTGACTACAGCGATATTTGCCACGGTCGAGAGCTACCCGAAGTTAACTGTCGCACTTGTGCGCACTCGACGCCGGTTACTGAGCCGGGCGGCTTTGGTAGGTGGGTGTGTGAGTTGCGTAAGGTGGAGTTGAGCGTGGAAGATCAGCGCCAGAGTTGTGATTTGCACATCTACATTCCGACGCTGTTGCGAAATTGGGCCACGCCGCTTGACGCCAATAAAGTGAGCGTTACGTATCGTAACGACATCACGAATAACGAGTTCACCAACGGCCCGCCAGGCTATCGCTCCAAAGAGCTCCGCAAGGCTCCTAACCTTGAGTTCATTGGTGATCCCGTTCTGAACGAATTGAAAGAAGAGTTTCATGCTGAGATTGAATAAAACGAGGCGAGCGTTCGTCATCTCCATTAAGGAGCGTGGCTCTCCTTCTCGCTAAGCCACACTAATTAAGGAAAAAAATATGGCTGTAAAAATGATGGCATTACGAGACCAGGTGGGTGGGAATCACTACCGTAATCTTGAAATCCAACCAATTGAGTTTATTTTGCGAAACAACCTCGGTTTCGTAGAGGGCAATGTCATTAAGTACATTACACGCTGGCAACAAAAAGGGGGCGTCGAGGATCTGCTCAAGACACACCACTACCTGGAATTACTCATCGAGCACACTCTAACTAAACACCACGACGGCGAGATTCACCCAGCTGCTCAAGAGTATCTGGATAAGATTAGAGGCGAAAAGGAGAACGATAATGCTGGTGACTGAGGCGAAACTCATCGCAGAGTCGGGCTATACGAAAAACCAAATCAAGCATCGTCGCTTGAATTGTTGGGAAAGAGGGGTCCATTATTGGTCTGATCCGCAAAACACTACCGTTTACGATTTGGGAGTAATTAGCAAATGGCAGAAGAGCGAACAACCGGAGTCAGCAACCGGCGCGGAAAGTGCGAAATCTGGTGGATGGAAGGAAAGAGGAGATGCTACGAAACGCTCCCGATCAAATACACCGCAACTGGTGTAGCCCAAGCCCGACGCATCCGCTCGATGCGGATGGACGATTTTGCAACTCGACCGCACGCGGGTAAGCCAGAAGGGTCAAGCCCTACTTTTGGCAAGCTAGCACAAACTAGACTTGATATTTTACAGCGCAACAAGCCGAGCTCTCGCAAGAGCGTGAAAAGCCGGCTAAACAATTATTGGATGCCCTACTTCGCAAACTGGCCGATCACACAAATTCACTACGGCGATGTGCAAGACATGATGCGCGGCGTGTATAAGAAACACTTATCACCAAAGACCCAGAAAGAAATACTGAGCGATGGGGGCAGCGTGTTCGAGCTGGCGATAAAAGATCGTTGGATCACTGAAAATCCCTGCTCGTTAATCAACAAAGAAATTAAAAAAGAAAGCAAAGAACCTGACCCTTTTACAAAAGAAGAGATGGACGTTTTGTTGGCCGCGTTGAGTGAAAACCATAGGATGTTTTACCTCATACGTTATTGGTGTGGGCTGCGCCCAGGAGAGGCCATTGCTTTGCGGTGGCAAGATTACAAAGACGGAATGTTCCACGTGAGACATAACCGCGTTTATGGCGTTGACGGTACAACCAAAACTAACTCGGAGAGAGTTGTGCCAGTCCATCCGATTGTTGCCAAAGCCTTGTCGCAAGCTACTCGCGTTTTGCATAGTGACCACATCATAAACACTGAAAAAGGTAAGCCGTTTACAAGCAGCAATAATCCATCAAGAGCTCTGGTTCGAGCGATGAAAAAAACTGGTGTGCGTTATCGCGATCCGTACAACGTGAGGCACTCTTGCGCTTGTCGCATGATTGAGGCGGGTATGAAATCAGGTTACTGCGCGAAGGTTTTAGGCCACTCTTTGGCTACTTTTTTGAAGGTTTACGCTAGATTTTTAGATGTTGAGCAAGACGCGGCACAAGCCGCAATCTGGTCATCGGTGCAGTGATTTTGTGTACAAAGTGTGTACAAGCACTCGGCCAGACTAAAAATTCCTTGTAAAACAAGGAGTTAATTGGGGTGGACGATGGGGATTGAACCCATATACCGTTGGCGCAGCTTGGCGACGTCGTAATAAATATCTTATATATCAGTCACTTAAAAATTGCCCTCGGCGTGACTTGGCCTAGATTGGCCTATTTTGGCATATATTTGTGTACAATCTGTGTACAAACTTTTATTACCTGAGCAATTCAGCTGCCCTAATTTGATCGGAGCAATCTTAATTGCTCTAAAGATAATGGTTGTTGGCCCTCTTGCGCTAACGCTCCTGTAGCCCTTGCCCGCCTCGCAACATCTAAGGCATCTTGCGGGTTTAATAATTGTTGCTGTAATACATTAGAAACAGCGCGAACTTTTGGATTTCCCATCAATATATCCATTCTTCGCAGCATTGGGTCTACGGCCGCTCCTGTAATTCTGCCGGCCATGTTTGCGGTTTCTCCGACTAATCGCGGAGATGTAGTGGCTAGTGCTGCGCCGGTAAGGGGGCTCACTAATGCGCCCGTGTTCCCCGTTCCAACTGCAACGGCTCCACCAGTCAGCGGGCCTAATCTTGATATACCTCGTGGAAACGGAGTGTTTAAAGTTTGCCCGGCTATTTTCGGCAACAATAAATAATCACCGGCTTTTTCCAACTCCTGTACGAGTTTTAATCGACTGCCAAAATTGGCATTCACATTATTTCTCATTACTGATTGCAGTTTACGAAGTATCGTATCGGCCGACGAATTCTTACCTAAAGACAAAGCTCTCTGCATTTCTCTCTCTAATTTCACCGCCTCCTCGTAAGGCTTCATTACTTTTGCGTAATCTGGCACTTGCTCAGTTATTGCGTCTTTTACTATTTTTCTGGCTCGCGTAACGACTACGGAACTGTCTCCAGGGTTAATCCCAGTGGGATATTCGTTATCTATTCGCCTTTTTAAAAAATCTAAACCTTTTGCGTTGTGCATACCTGGGCTTCTGTCCCAGTCGCCTACTAATTTTTCTATTGTTGCTAGCTTTTTCTGACCTTGAGGAGATAACTCAGACATTCCTTCAAATTCAAAACTTTTGCGTAAATCTTGAATTCCCGTAACCACACTCGGCATATTGATTTCATTTGATCCGAGCATCAGCATGTTTTTGTCGTCTGTGTATTGATCCGAAAATTTTCGCCTTTGCTCTCTCATTGCATCTAACGCATCTACCGCAACTTCTTCGACATCGACCTCCCCTCTCATATTTTCTAGAAAAGCTTTCTGTCTTCCCCCTCCTTCTCTACCGGCTTGGAAAGCCTCGCGTATTGGTTGGTCTCCCACGCCACTCGTAACGCCAAGTGCGCCC